TGCGCCAGGAGGGGCGCGAGCGCAGACCTGGCCGTGGTGTACTGCGACCCGGCACGCCCGGACAGCATCGCCGAGCTGCGCACGCAGTACGGCATCAACGCCCTGCCCGGCATCAACCGCGACAAGCCGGGGCGCATAGGCTACCTCCAGGGCTTCAACGTCCGCTACGTCGGCGACCATATACGCCAGGAGGTGGAGACGTACAGCTGGAAACCGAACAAGTGGGACGAGGACACCTTCAGCGACGTGCCGCAAGACGGCAATGACCACACACTTGACAGCGCATCCTATGCAACCACGCACCTGCGCCGCCTGGGTATCAGCAACGACCTGGGCGACCTCCCAAAATGATGGAGAGCGCCACCGACAATCTTCCGCAGCCGCGGCCATAACTTTGCACAAACAAAACCTTACACGATATGCCTTTCATTTCCCGCAAGAAATACGACGCCATCCAGGCAGAGCTCAAGGGCTACTACGACCAGGGGACCAACGCCGAGAACGAATTTTTCCGCCAGATCCAGGCGCGGCTGCGCACCGTGGAGCTACCGCCGCTGGTGCCAGTCAGCCGTGACGACATCGTCCGGATCTATGAGACAAGCGCACCCGTTATGGGCGTGGTCAACAAGATAGCCAATGCAGTAGGCGACGTGGCGCAATACCTGGAGCTCACCGACAAGGGCGACGCCGAGGTGGAGAACCACTGGCTGCTGGACGTCCTGCGCCAGCCAAACGACCGCTTCAACCTCCGGCGCTTCGCCACCGGCTGGGCCATAAACAAGCTGCTTTTCGGTGACGCCTGGGTATACGCCCCGAAGACCGTGGGTAAGGACCGCGGCCGCATCCGCGAAATGTACCTGCTGCCGTCCAACCTTATTGAGGCCAAGCGCGACGGCATCTTCCAGCCCCTGAAGGGCGTGACGCTGCTGGGCAGCCTCCAAAATGAGACGATAAGCACCGCCGACATCTTCAGCAGCTTCGACTACAACCCCGACCCCGCCAGCTTTTTCGGCGTCAGCAAGATCGTGGCGGCCGCCGTCTACCTCTCCGTTATGGAGCGAGGGATGCGGCGCGAAGACACCAGCCTCAAGAACGGCGGCGTGGCGAATATCATCACCCCCGCAAAGGACACGATGGGCATAATGCCGAAGGACGCCGACGCCCTGGAGAAGGAGTACAACAAGACGGAGAACTACGGCAAGACAAAGGCGCTGCGCACCCCTATTGACGTCCACACCCTGGGCAACGCCCCCGTGGACCTGAACATCCTGGAGAGCCACAAGGAGGCGGTGACCGCCCTCTGCTTTGTCTACGGCCTGCCGGTGGATCTATACTACGGCCAGGCGAAATATGAAAACGCGAAGGTGGCCAAGCAGACCATCTACGACAGCAACGCCATACCGCTGGCCAATGAGCTGGCAGAGGACATGCTGAACTACACCGGCCTGAGCCGCGAAGGCTACCGGCTGGCGGTCAACACCGACCGCATCGACGTCCTCCAGGACAACCCCGGTGACGTGCTTGACAACCTCACAAAGATGCACGCCACCCTGAACGAGATGCGCGAAGCCTACGGCTACGACCGCATCGAGGAGCCCTACGCCGACCAGCCTATCCTCCAGATGGGCGTGCAGTTCGGCAATGAGGGCCTGACGGACGACATTAACGAGATATAATGCCCAGGACCATCACCACCGCCGAGCGAAAGAGACGCGACTACCTGCGCCGCCGCGGCCTGGCCGTCGGCGCGGTATACGAGAAGCGCCTGATAGCCGCACGCCGCAAGGAGATCCGCAGCGTGCTTGCCAAGGCCCGCGACTTCGACGACCCCGATATGGTTATCCCTACCATCACCAAATGGCTGGACGAAAGCAGCTATCTGGGCAAGTGGTGGCAGGGGCTGTACGTCGCCGCCGGCGTCCCTATGGCAAAGAGCACGGCCCGCGATCTGCGCCAGGCCAAGGCGGCCGCCGAGGTGGATATGTGGCAGCGCACCCTATGGCGCTACGCCACACGCCGCGCCGGTGAGAACATCGTCATAGTCACCGGCACCCTGAAAGATACGCTGGTGAGCATCGTGTCCGACATCCTCCTGGGTGAGCCGTCGATAGGCGTGGAGGCCCTGACGTCGCAGATCTATAAGCGCTACACCGGTGAATTCGAGCGCTGGATGGCCAGAAGGATAGCGCAGACCGAGACAATGATAGGGATGGCCGAGGCGTCGCAGGCCGCCGCCGACACCCTTGACGTGGGCTACACGAAGCAGTGGGCAATCAGCGGCCTGGGCAACACCCGCGAAACGCACGAGCTTATGGACGGCGTGGAGGTGGACCAGAACGAGCCCTTTATCCTCCCCGACTGCCAAATGATGTTCCCGCACGACACCAGTATGAACGCCCCCGCCTCCGAGATCATCAACTGCGCCTGCGACTGCATCCGCCGTCCCAAATAGTTCCTTACCGGCATCCGACAAAGATGGAGAGCCGCCCCGTGTATCCTCTACGCGGGGCGCTTTAATTTTGCAGTAAGAAACCAACCCCACAAGCAATGAACGACAAACTGCAATTCAAGAGCGCCGACGCCCGCGTGGAGGTGAAGGCCGTTGACACCAACGGCATCCTCACCGTCAGGGCCTACGCTCTCGCTTTCGGCAACGTCGACAGCTGGGGCGACATCATAATGCCCAACGCCTGCGACGCCTTCCTGGCAAGCAAGGACGCCGACCGTATGGCCCTCTGCTGGCAGCACGAGCGCCAGACCGTTATCGGCAAGATCATCGACAAGGGCGTGGACGACTACGGTATGTGGATAGAGGCAGAGGTACTGCCCACCACCGCCGGCAAGGATGCCGCCATACTCCTGAAGGCCGGGGCCGTCAAGGAGTTCAGCATAGGCTACAGCGCCGACAGCTTCCACTACGAAAAGCGCGAGGGCTATCCGTATGAGATACGCATCCTCGACGCCATCACCATCTACGAGTGCAGCCCCGTGACCATCGCCGCCAACCCTGACGCCATCGTCGTCAGCGCGAAGGCCGACGGCCGCACGTATCCGGAACCGGAACCTGCACCCGATCCCGAACCTGAAACCGAAACCAAAAACGAGAAACAAACTGAAACCACTATGACACCCGAAGAAATCAAAGCTATGATGGCCGAGGCTGAAGCAAAGGCAGCCAACGACCGCAAGGGCCTCCAGGAGAAGCTGGACGCCGCAGAGAAAACAATCGGCGAGCAGAAGACCGCCATCGACAACCTGGACGTGACCGTCAAGGACCAGCAGAAAGCAATCGAGGAGCTGAAGGCAAAACGCGCAGAGGTTAAAAAGACCTTCTTCAGCGAGTTCAAAGCCGCCATCGAAAGCCGCCGCGACGAGCTGCAGAAGATGCTGGAGCGCAAAGAGGGCCGTATGCACCTCGAATTCAAGGCTGACGTCACCACCGCCGACATCACCGCACTGGCTTACGGCGCACAGCTGGAGCCCGGCGTGAACGCCGCCCGCATCCCCGTCAACGCCTTCTACGACAACCTTATCAAGGAGACCGTGGAGGCTGACCGCGTAAACTGGCTGGAAGGTGCCTTCACCGACGCCGCTGACTATGTGGCTGAGCTCACCGCCGCCGCTGACGACGACGTCGAAGTTGTTGAGAAATCCCGCCTCTTCGCAAAGGTTGGCGCACACCTGCGCGTCAGCTCAGAGGTGGTAGACTGGTTCACCACCGTATACAACTGGGCACGCACCACCGCATACCGCAAGGTGCTCCAGAAGGTCGACACCGAGATCTGCGCCGGCAACGGTTCCGACGCTTCCCAGCCCAAACACATCTACGGCCTTAAAGGTGCCGCCACAGCCTTCACAGCTACCGGCGCACACTACGGTGCCAACGCCACCATCGCCGACGTTATCCTCGACGCACAGGCACAGGCACAGGCAGCCGGCTTCAACATCGACAAGGTATTCGTTACCTGGGCAGAGATGGCAGAGATCCGCGGCCTGAAATCCACCACCGGCAACTACCTCTTCGACGAGGTGCGCGGCATCCTGAACGGCGTGCAGATCATCCCCACCAGCAAGCTCTCCACCGGTGAGCTCCTGGCAGTGGACAGCAACGCTGTACGCATCAAAGAGCGCCCCACCTACGAGATTGAGGTGGCACGCAACGCACAGCTCGACGGCTGGGACGTTTACGTCCGCAAGGCAGTCCAGAACCTTGTCAAAGAGTTCGACAAGCCCGGCGTCATCTACGTTGCAAGCGTGGCTACAGCCATCACCGCTATCCAGTAACCGCTTCCTGATCCTTATATCCTCCCGACCCGCGGCTGGCCGTAACAAGCCGCCGCGGGTTTTTAATTAAGCCGATATGAACAAGCTCAAGACCATAGCCCTGGACGACACCATCGTGGCGCTGCTGCTGGACGAATTCAAGCAGTTTGCCGCCGTGCCTGACGACAGCACCGACAAGATGCTGGAGAGCGTGCTGCGCACCGCCCTGCTGCGCGTCCAGGAATATGCCGACACGGCGCTGGTGCAGACCGTCCTGGAGCTCACCACCGAGCCTGACGGCGACGGCCTTGTCCGCCTCTATGAGGGCGGCGGGCGTATTATAAGGCTCACCACCGCCGACGGCGGCAGCGTGGCATACACCGCCCAGGGATCCGACGTGGTGAAGGTGCGGGCCACCGGCACCGTCGTGGTGCGCTGGCAGACGATGCCCAGCGACGGCGACCTGAACGAGCTCAAGCCGACCGTTTTCCGCTACGGCCTGGCCATCTATGACGGCGAGACCACCGAAGTGTTGAACGGCATACTGAACGAGGCGCTATGTTAAGGACCAGCAGAGGGGCGCGGCGCTACAATGACCGCATAACGCTGACGAAGACCACCGCCACCGTGGACAACTTCGGGCACGCCGCCGTCGGCGCTCCGGAGGTCGTCCTGGAGGTCTACGCCCAGGTGCGGCAGATGAGCGCCACGAAGACGATGCTGACCTTCCAGCAGGCCGACGTGGTAGGCGTGGATCTGGAGTTCAGGCTCCCCGCCGCCGACTTCGACGGCATAGTATGGCGCGGGCACGTCATACACTTCCCCACGCCTGAGACCGTGGACAACCGCGGGCGCATCGTGCGCGTCTCCGGCTGGTACGAGGTAGACGACCCCGCGCAGACAATTCAGGAGGGATAAGGCAATGGCAGGCAGTATCAGCGTCGAAGGTATGAACGAGGTCCTGGCCGCTATCCGCAGGGTAGCGCCCCAGGTCCAGCAGGCCACGATGAAAGGACTGCAGGAGGGCGGCCTTGCCATCATCGCCGACGCAAAGGACAACCTGCGCCAGAACCACAGCGTGGTCACCGGCCTGCTGCGTGCCAGCGGTAAGGTGCAGAAGGTGGACGACGAGACTCTGGACGTGGGCTTCTTCGATACCCAGAACCGGCAGGGCTACGCCGAATATGTGGAGTACGGACGGCGTGCAGGAGGCTATCCTCCACGCCAGAACCTTGCCGCCTGGGCATATAAGAAGTTCCACCTGAAAGACTGGAGCCACGCCTGGGCCATCGCTACAAATATGACGGCACGCATCGCACGGCAAGGCACCACGCCGCACCCGTTTTTCGGTCCGGCAATAGAAAAGAACAAAGATACAATCGTCAAGAAGGTCCGCGAAGCCGTGGGCGCTGCGCTTGACAAAATAAACCCGTTTTAGACTATGACACTCGCAGAACGCTGGCAACAATTCGTGACGATGGTGCGCGGCCTTTTGGCTGGCGGCAATAGCCCCGCCCTGAGCGCCTACGCATCCGTCTACGCCCTGCTGGTGCGACGCCTGCGCCAGCGCACCGACGTGCCCGTAGGCAGCACCGCATCCGTGCCCCGCGTGGAGGTGCACACCTTCACAGAGCAGGCACGCCAGGACAAGGGCGGCCGCGTGCGCCAGCTCAGCTGCATCGTGGAGACGATCCACAACAGCAGCTTCGAGGAGGCGGCGATAATAGCCGACGAGAACCTTGCCCTGCTGACCAGCGGAATACCCACGGAAGGCACCGACGAGGTTGCCGTCACCCGCATATTCGGCGTGGTGCCTGAGCAACGCCAGGACCTCACCGAAACGAGCGACACACAAAAGATCATCTACCGGGTCCTCGACACCATCACCGTATGGGTGGAGCAGTACCCCGTGGAGCAAGAGGCTGATAATCCATAAACCAAAATATTAACAATTAAAACCAACACGACAATGGCAAAACTTGGAAACGTAATGAAGGCATACCTGAAGGTATCCTCCACCTACACCTGGCTCACCGGCGAGCAGACCAACAGCGTCAACTTCACCGCCGACGCCATAGAAGTCAGCGACAAATCGACTGACTGGAAGCAGTACATCGCCGGTGCAAAGGGCGGCACCATCGAGATCACCGTCTTCGCTGACAACACCGACGCACAGCAGCAGGAAGCTATCACCCAGTTCCGCGCTGGCCAGGAGGTGGACTTCCTGATCGGCGTCCTGGGCACCGGCAGCACCCCGACCAGCGGCGACAGCGGCAAGGCTATCATCACCGCCGTCAGCGACACCAACGACTACGGCGCAGTGAGCACCCGCAACCTGAGCCTCCAGATCACCGGCGAGCCTACCCACTACGACACCGAGGAATAGTATGGTACCGTATCGGCGCACTATCGAATTGAGCGACGGCGTGAAGGTGGACCTCCTCTTCACGCCCCACCTCTATTCGTACAAGGGCCGCGGGGGCATCACCTTCGAGGCTACGGCCAGCGAGGCCCGCCAGATGGCGGAATACTTCGCCGACCTGCTCTATTGCGCCGCGCTCAATGCGTGGGAGATAGACGAAGGAAAGGATCCGGACCAGGCACCCTTCAAACGTGGCGACTTCCACGCCCTGATAGTGGGGAGCCCCGGGGAGTTCAAGGACAGCATCGGCTTCGCGCTGCGCGCCCTTACCGGCAAGACGGCAAAGGAGCTGGTGGCAGACGCCGAGGCAAAGGAAAAGGAGGGCACAAAGGAGGACGCGGCAGGCATTAAAAAAAAACTCTTTTCGCACTTGACTGGGAGGAAGTCCAAAGTTTCCTCATAGGACGGTGCGGCAAGACGCTGCGGGAGGCGGCGGCAACCAGCTGGACGGAATACCGGCTGCTGGTGAAGGGTGAGGACGATAGGCAGAGGAGCGAGTGGGAGCGCACGCGGTGGCTGGCCTGGCGGCTGACCATCCCGCACTACAAGAAGGGCACGGCACCCAGGACCGCAAAGGACTTCTGGCCCTTCCCCTGGGAGCAGGCCGAGGACGAGGCAAGGATGCGAGAGAGGGCGGCACAATGGACACCGCCGACGGCCGAGGAGCTGGCCGCCCTTGATAGGTTATTTGCAAAGAAAAACAACACCGAACAATGAGCAAGATAGGCGATATTTTTGTGCGCCTCGGCCTGAAAAAGGACGACTTTGAAAAGGGTATTGACGAAGCCGAGAAGCAGGTCAAGGGCTTCAGCCTTTCCACGAAGGCTATGGCAACAGCAGCCGCCGCGGCGTGGGCCGCTGTGGCCGCTGCCGTGGTCAAATTCGCCAAGGATGCGGTCAAGATGACCCAGACCTGGGGCGACCAGTGGAACGTCACTATGGCGGGCGTGAAGGGCGCATACAGCGCCTTCGTGCGCCAGCTTGCCAGCGGCGAAGGCTTTGACCACCTCTTCAGTAATATGCGCGAGGCGGCAAGGGTGGCCAGAGAGGTCGCCAAGGCCCTGGACGAGGTCTTCGAGCGCACGATATCCGGTAACTATCAGACTGCCCAGATCGACAACGAAATAGCCGACTGGCAGAAGGCGATGCGCGATATGAGCAAGACTGAGCAGGAGCGCACCGCCGCCGCCAACAAGGTAAAGGACCTCACCGCACAGCGCTACCAGATCCTCAAGGATATAGCCAAGCAGGAGGGCGACACATACCGCGCCGCCTTCCAGTCGCAGACGGGCCTGAACAATGAGCAGACCGACTTCCTGGTCAAGGAATACAACCAAAACCGCCAGCTGATCAGCCAGGCACGCCAATACCGCGAGGAACGCGCCAAGGCCTACAGCTCAGCCGTGCAGGCCAATAAGACCGGCAACGTGGGCGGCGTCAACTTTGTCGCCGTGAACGACGCAATGAAGGCCTTTGACGCCCAGTACAGCGAGAGCGTGAAGACCGTCGCAGCCTGGACGAAACTCTACGACAAGGGTAACGACGAGCTGGTGGCAAATATGGCCAAGGCAGAGGTCCAGGTCATAAACCTTGACACCCAGGCCAAGCACGCCACCGACCAGGCCGACCGCTTGCTGGGCCGCTTTAATAAGGAGGACGGCGGTGGCAAGACCGTCATATCAAAGCAGGCCGATGAGAGCGTCGATAGCCTGAAGCTCCTGGAGGAGGCCCTGGACCGCGCCGACCGCAAGCGTAAGGCGCTGATGGAAAGCCACGAAGACATCGTGCCTATGACGGTGGACGTCTTCGGCATCGACGCCGATATGGAGGCCATCGACGAGCAGCTGGACGCCGCCACCGAGAGCATCCAGGAACACTATGAAATGCTGAACCAGCAGCGCGAGCAGTGGGCAGAACTTATGGAAGGCTTCAGGGACGCCATCGTCGACGGCTTCGCCGACGCCTGCGAAGAGCTTATGAACCAGCTGATGGGCCTCAAGGACTTCAACCCCGGTGCCGTGGTGCAGTCACTTCTTACACCTTTGGCCGAAATGGCCGAAAAGGCCGGCGCTATTATTATGGCCGAGGGCCTCGCCACCCTTGCGGC